ACCACCACCTCCATTGGGGCCTGCACATTGGAAGCCGCCACCACCGCCACCGCCGCCGCCAATTGCAACTACAGAAACAGAAGTTACGCAAGCAGGAGCAACCCAAGAATAAGTGCCGGGTGTTGTGTAAGACTGTGAACTTGGAGCAATGGGCGTAGTAACACTATTACTATTGCCACTATAAGAACCATATCCAACAGAATTTTGTGCTCTAACTTGGAATGTGTAACTTGTAGATGCTGTTAAACCTGATACTGTAATTGGGCTACTAGCTCCTGTAGCCGTAATGCTTCCGGGGCTTGATATAGCTTGATAGTTTGTAATAGTTGCGCCACCATTAGAAGCAGGGGCTGTAAATGCCACTGTTGCCGTAGTTGCGCCAGTTGCTGTTGCCGTTCCAATAGTGGGTGCGCCGGGAACAACAGCAGAAATAGTAGCAGTTGTGTTTGAGTTTGCATTTATACTGCTAATAGCATTAGTCGCTGTAACTGTAGCGTAAAGAGTATTTCCAACATCACCTGCAACTAATGTATATGTACTTGATGTTGCACCGCCAATAGCAGTGCTTGGGCTTCTATACCATTGATATGTGTATGTTGGTGTCGGTACACCTGTCCATGTTCCTGTTGTAGTCGTTAAAGTTGACCCAAATGAAGTTGTTCCCGTAACAGCAGGAGCAACCGTATTTACGGGTGGTGAGCCATAACTACCACCAACAAAGGAATTAAGAATGCCACTCATGTCACATTAGTCCCTGTTAATAGCCATTGAGTTGTAGCAATCTTGATACAGTTTGCTATGCCATATTGAGCCAAAGTCCTAGATCCAGTTCCACCACCTTGCGCCCAAGTTAATGTGTCTGAAGTAATAGAGATTGTCACTGCATTTGCTGACATATTAATGAACTGAATCACTGTGCCAATTGGATATGCAACTGAAGCATTGGCGGCAATAGTGAAAGTTCTTGCATTTGCATCGCTTGCAGGGTGGAATATTGCATATCCAGAGTCTGCCAAAACAGTCGTGTAGTTTGCGCTTTGGCTATTCTGGGGAATATTTTGGTAGCCCAGAGTGCCAGAAACAGGCAAAGTTACAGAAGTTGCCGCAGTAACGGTAACAGTCGTTGCAAATGCACCGCTGAATGTTAAGTTTCCACCTGTTGTGAATGTTCCACCAGTAGAAAGATTACCGCCTACTGTGATTGTATAGGAGCCATTATTAACACCTGTACCGCCATAAGTGCCACCTAAAGTTCCCCATGTGGGTGACCCTGTACCACCAGATAGAAGTGGCTGTCCAGATGTGCCTGCGGCAGTGAATAAAGTCGTACTTGCGGCTGATTGGTAAGGCACGACACCTGCTGAACCACCAGAAATATTTGTGGCATTTCCTATAGCAGTTGTGTTATAGGCTATAAATTCAACAATATCTCCCGCGCTCGTGCCTGTTGCAAGAACAACGGTCGTACCATTTGTTGCCGTGTAGTCAGCACCATTTAAAAATGAGCCGTTCAAGTATACTTCAACGTATCCAACCGTGTAGGTCACAGTGAATGTAGTTTGACTGGCACTGGCAGTTATGCTTGTTCTGGTATAAGTTGAGCTTGCTCCACCACCACTGATACTTTTAATGGCTGAACCATTGTTGTAGTACAAAACACCATCAGCATAATTAAGTGCCAACTCGCCAGTAGTCAAATTAGACGTGGTAGGCTTATTTCCAGTGGTTCCACTGTTAAAAAGAATGATTGGGGTGTAACCTGATGCCGCCATGATTAATCCTTAGAAAGTTCCACCATTAATACCTGCTGTTAAGGTATTATTAGTGTAATTGTATGTCAATAATGTGTTTGTGGTAAGGGGTTGATTACCTGTTGCAGTCGCTGAAAATGTCAAATAATTGGTTGCGCCAGTACCTGCGGCCAAGGTCACATTGGTTGCCGTTCCTGCTGTAGCGGCATTCAAATTTGCAACTTGAGTTGTACTGGTAACAGTCAAAGGTGCTGTACCTGTAGCAACGGTCGAAACAAGCGTATTTCCAGTGACTGCTTGCGTTGATGTAATTGCCGAGCCTGTACTTAAAGTATTGGTAGACCAAAAAGTACTTGATGGAATTGATGCATGGGAATCCCAAGAACCTGCGGCTGTTGAATTACTCAATAAACTTACAGTTACAAATGCACCAGCTTGAACAGTAACAATTGTGGTGCTTGAGTTATTCTTGACAACAATAGTTCCACTACTTTGGTTGTTGTTAAATGTGAAATCTGCTCCATTTGGAAGCGTAGTTGCATCAGGCAATTGATAAGTTTGGCCACCAGAGCCAGTAACAACATAATTTGGTACTGAAGATGCTGTAAGTACAGTGGTTGTACCTGCGGCGGCTACGCTTGAATAACCTTCAAAAATTGAATTTGTATTAATATTGCCATTAGCATCTTTGACAACAACACCGCTTACGGCATTGGTAGTATTGCCTAAAGCAGTAGCAACTCCAGTTCCTAAGCCACTAACACCAGTGCTAATTGGTAATCCAGTGGCATTAGTTAAAGTTGCAGACGATGGCGTACCGAGTGCAGGCGTCACCAAAGTAGGGCTTGTGGATAAAACTACGTTTCCAGAACCAGTGGTGGAATAAGAAGCTCCCCAAGATGTACCTGTAGAATTAGGTATTCCTGAACTAGGATAAATCATCCCACTAGGTGCAGATTGCCATGAGGCGGTACTGCCATTTGATGTCAGTAAGTACCCACTTGCTCCAATAGGCAATCTGGCGGGCAAATTAGACACATTCCCAATTATCAGGTCACCTTGAGTGGTAATAGGTGAAAGATTTGAAAATGCAGTGGATGCAGTTGTTGCGGCAGTTCCACCATTAGCGATGGGGACAACGCCAATAGCAATTGTTCCAGTGCTTGTAATTGTGCCGCCAGTTAAACCAGTTCCTGCTGTGATTGATGTAACAGCACTAACCCCTGCCACGGCTGTATTTACAAAGGCAGTCGTTGCAATTTGTGTAGAGTTTGTTCCGGCTGTAGCTGTAGGCGCAGAAGGAGTTCCCGTGAATGTTGGGCCTGCACTAAGAACAACACTTCCTGATCCAGTGCTTGTAGTTGTTCCAGTTCCACCATTATTAACATTTAACGTACCGCCCAATGTTATAACGCCAGTTGTTGCAGATGCAGGCGTTAATCCTGTGGTTCCACCCGCAAAAGAAGCTACACCCGCAACACTGCCTGAAATTTGATTCAGAACAAATGCTGTTGTGGCTACTTGTGTAGTATTGGTATTAAGGGCGGCTGTAGGCGCTGTAGGCGTTCCAGTAAGCGCAGGACTAACCGCCAATACCACCGCACCAGTTCCAGTTGTTGATGCATTAGAGGCTGATGTAGCGCGTCCATAGGCATCAAAAGTAACTGTAGGCAGGGTATAAGAGCCTGCTGTTACTGCGGTCGTTGCAAGGCTGATTTGGGGGCTTGTAGACCCATTGGCAACCGATATTTGACCACTGACACCAGTTACTGACACGGTGCTGAGTGCTGTACCGCTAATGGCTAACAATCCTGTGCCAGTAGTTCCTACAAGGTTTTGTAGTACCGTGGACAATGAAATTGTGGGGTTTCCAGTCGTGCCATCTGGGTTTGTAATTGTTAAGCCAGTACCTGACGATGCAATTTGCACATTGGTCAGTGTTGATCCGCTTGTTTTAACTTGAATGCCATTGCCAGAACTAATCAGGGATGACAAGGCACCTGTTACAGCAATTGTGTAGCTACCTTGTGCGCCACCATCTGTAAATGTTAGACCAGTTGATACTGCAATTTGGCGGCTATTGGCCAAACTAGTCTGTTGTCCAACAGTTAAAAACGGTTGGGTTTGTGTAGGCTGTACAGAAATCGCACCAGTTGTCGTCTGGACTGTGACACCATTTTGCACAATCGGCACTGATTCCAAACCCGTGAGAGCACTGGCTAATGGTAATTGCGTTATGGTTACATTTGACATAATTAGCTCAATGAAAGGTTGTCAAGGTTGCCATTTTGGGCAGGATTTGAAGTGGTTTGCTCAGGAGATATAACAGCATTTGAATACTCGCCAGTTTGCAAGTTATTATTTGTTGTTGCCACATCTTGATCTGGTCTTGGAAAACGAATGTTGATACGTTCAGTCTTCCGAGCCGCAAGTCGATATGGGTCTTTCTCGTCAGCACAGCCTTCGTTGCATACACGCAAACCGGGAAAGTTTGGATCGTTTCTCATCACCGCATGAGGACGCTTCATCTTGCACCGATCACAAATCGCAATCGATATTGTAGACATTCCACGTGTATCAAGGAATATAGGCATAATTACCTCGTATACACAGAGATATTAGGTGCAAAGTATTCTGGTGATTTGTCGCGTTCTTCTTGTTCGACATCATAAAGATGCTTATCTGCCATCTTTTCAAGATACATGATTCTTTGAATGTCAACTGCAGGAAACTCCAAGCTCATTTTGTGAGCTAGTAAGTTAATTACAGCCTCATACCAACGATTCGGTATGGCCAATTGCCCCGAAAGGGCACCAACGTCTTGGATATAGGCTGAATACCATACAGTGACCTGCACAAATGAAGTAGAGGGGACTGGCCAAAGCGCCAAAGTGGGATTTGGTATTGTTCTTTCAAAATAATATTGAAAAGGTTGGTTGGCAGTAAAGTTTTTGTTAGGCAAATTGGTGTAATCGTCCCTATTTAGACGTGACATCTCAATTTCTGTGCTCATGTTTCCAAAATATAGCTCTCGCAACGCCAATGTAGTGCCATTAAATGCCAAAATACGGTAGTAAATGACATTGGATCCGGGATCTATGTCTTGCCAAATCCATTGGCCATCAGTCACCGTGACTGCAGTAGCCGTATATAGCGTAGTCCAGTTTGTATTATCGCTCGAAGACTGTAAGTAATAGCTCCAAGTAGACGTTCCCCCCCCAGAAATGTAGGGCATGATGCCAATTGAGCCTATATACTGAGGATTACTTGTGCCGTAATTGATTGCAAAGTTTCCATTTGCGCTTGTTTGTTGGCAATATGTACTGACATCTTGGTCATACAAGTTGGAAACAGTACCGCCTGCGCTAGAAGTATAGCTACCAGAAGGTTGCTTCATTTGCCGATATAAGACGTTTAGAGCGTCATTTGCACCCGCAGGCAGGGTGTACATATACTGGTTTGCATTACAGCCTATAACGGTCTTAGAAATGGCAAAATACTGTATTCCACGGTTCATCATGTGCGACAAAAGGAAAAAAAGGTTTTCCCTAGCCGCTAACTGAAGCTCAGAACTTATCTCTTCGGCCAATTTTCCGCACCTACGCGCCGCATGATCAATTACGGTTTGTACGGTAACTACGGTTTGACCTACTGTTCCTGAGTATGCCATTTAATTTCCTTACCAACCGGGACAGTTCCAACGCTTTAGTGATGCCTTAGCTCTTGGCGCATCTCCACTTGCGTGTTTTACTACCCCAGACATTCTTGCACAAAATGAATCCTTGCGTGAACCACCTTGGGGCTGTGGAGCCTTTAAATGGCTTCCTGTCTCACGGTTGTACTTAGCCCTGCCTTTAGCTGTGAGTCCCGCGCCTTTGTCTGTCGATAGTTTTTCACCTCGTCCGACAGCCAATGACACGCCACCACCATCTTTGTGCTTTGCAGTTTTAGCTGATTCTTTGAAAGCTTCAGCAGTTGGGGCACCCTTTGAACCAACTTTTCGCATTTTTTCATGAGATCCATGGGCAATCCTCTCTTGTTTTGCATGAATATTGGCATACAAGCCGCCTTTGGCCATTTTCTTCCCCTCATCAGCTTTGACAAATTCTTTGCCGACCTTCTGAGGAACACCACCAAACCCACCTTTTGTGTGGGCGGCGGCTTCCATCAGCCTGTGTTGAGCAGGTGATTTACTTGGCATATTAAGCTTGTGACTCTTGCCAAGATAAACGGGCAAATGCAGTACCGTTTGAACCAATTTGGCTAACCGTTACATACAAAATATCAGGACCATCAGGATAAGTTCCCGCTTGGCTTGTAGGCACAGTGTTTGACAATCCACCACCCAATATGCAATTACCAAAAGGTGCAACTGCAGTTAAGTCTAGAGTTGTTTGGCCTGCTGTATTGGTAAAGAATGCCGCAATGGACTCACCGCCAGTGATGGTGGTTGCTGTATTGGTATTCGTAGCCACTTGCACAATTGAACTTGTATTGGTGTTGTTTTGTGTTGGAGAAGCAAAAGAAGTGAATCCACTTGTTCCACCAATAACACCATTCAAGATGAACTGAACAAGATAACTTGTAGTAGTCAACATAGCAATCTCACGCATTTGCAACTGCAAGCGATTGATAATCTCTTTGACCCCCAATGTACCCACAGTGCCGTTATCCACCGAAGGAGCCACGCGAATAGCCATAATTGGCACAGCCGTAGTGCTTGAAGTAGATACAGCCGAAGTCATACCGTAGTTAAAAATCAACGATATGTCATTGGTAAATCCACCGTCCATAACCACTGATGAACCCCAGTGAGATAGTTGAGCGGCAGTATCAGGAGATGCATACTCAACAGCAATTGGAGCAGTTGCAGAATAGGTAAATGCAGTAGCGGCGGCACCACCTGTTGCGCCCCTTGTAGCGCCTGTCAGAGATGTAGATGTCAATCCAGTATAAGAAATATACTCAATGACTCCAGAAGTACCATTACCAATAATACGAGCACTTCCACCTGCAGGGTTGAATCCTGATGTGCTACTCACATTAATCGTAGTGTCAGAAACGCCAATACTTGATGTAATGGTTGTCAATGGCAATATACTGTTTTGCTCATAGTGTGATGGCAAGTTTCCTGAACGCATATATGCTTGATATTGCACATTGTTGTTCTGGAATCCATAAACATAAATGATTGCACCACTTGTTGCCCTAAATCCAAATCTAGCTACACCTGCACCGTACCAAGAATAGTCCATGTAGAACATTTGTATTTTGGTCAAGTCTAGGTTATATCCAGATGGATTAGATGCAGATCCAGAACCATCACACACATCCCACCATTGTGATTGTGGAATCTTAGTCTCAACAACCCTTGAAACTAGAGCATTCGCAATGGTTGCACCACGATACTCAGGAGTTATATAAAGTTGTGTGTCGCTAGTGATAGTCAAAACTCTGTAAGTTTGGCCGCGAATGGTAATATAGTCACCAACCACCAATTGGGTTGTAAATTGAGTACTGCTACCAGTTACCAATGAACTGTTTTGTGTTGCAGTAACTGTTCCAGTAATTTGGTTAACGCTATTACGCAATACGCAATATAGTGTTTGGCCATCAAATTGGAAGAAGATACCGTTTTGGCTATCAAAGAATCCAATCTTGTTGCTTGATCCATACCAAGAATATGGGCTAACGTGAGGGATAGAAGGTACAGTAGATGTGGCTGTAGCCGCTGTTGGAGTTGACAATGCGGTATAAGTAAATGTCAACGCTGTAGGTACACTGGTAATTCTAAAAATACCATTGTAGGCAGACTGATCAAATCCATTAACTTGCACATAAGTGTTAATAGTAAAATTATGAGGAGTCTTACTTGTAACAGTTACTGTTGTTCCAGATGAAGTTAATGAAGTAAACGCAATCTGTGGTTTTAAAATAGTACCAGTAGAGAACTGAATACCTTTACCAGACTGGTATCGGAAATAACGTCTTGTCTGTCTGAACAGTTGCTGATTAGGAACGCCTGCACCCGCAGTAAAGTTTACAGAGCCATCATAAGCATGGCAATCCACCCAACCCACTGGACGGGCATAAAGATTAGATTGACCTGCCGTGTTAGCAATAGTCGTAGATGGTGTTCCATTCACGTTTGTAAACGTGAAGGTTGTTGCTGAAGGTGTTGTTGCTACAGTTTGTGCGCCATTGATCTGTGTTGCAGTCGATGGTCCTGTTGTTCCAGTGATGTAAATGGAAGAACCTGCTGACAAACCATGTGGGAATGAAGTTGTACAAGTTACTGTAGAACCAGAAAATGTAAATGCAGTCGTGCCAGTCAAGGCAAAAGCGCAATTTGAAAACGTGTAGCCTTGATAGCAATAGGTAGTAGCCGCAGAATAGTTGTTGACAGTAGTAACTGGATTGGCAACTTGAACGGTAATAGATGTACCTGCGCTAACACCTGCGACTACATATGCCCAACCTTGAGCATTAGGATCAATTGTGTCCTCAATAAAGAAAGGCGTACCAGTTGCAACAGTCACATTTGATGCAAACGTAATGACTAGCTGATATGTATTAGCTTGATTGCCTGTAATAGCAGACACTGGCAATGCCGCAGAGGGCAAATAATACAATGATTGACGATTGTTTTCTAGAGAAATTTGCTCCCACTTGGTAGGCTGTTGGCCATACTCAAAGTCGGTATCAATCAAGGATTGGGGCGTAGATACACGCATTTTGTCTACAGCATCATAGGCTCCAGACCTTTGTGCCTGCTGAAGACGTAATTGATTGTCAGTATTTGACGTTGGGCCAGTGTAAACTGATAATTCAGACATTATTCCACCTATAAATCATGAAGTGGGAGCCGTAGCCCCCACTTTTCTTACTTTTTGATACTGCCACCACGCTTTTTAGGTGGTACAACTGTAGTTGATTTTACAGTTTTAGTCACGCTACCTGATGGAGGCGCTCCAAATCCCAAAGCATTCTTGACCATGTTGTATCCACTTGTTAGCGGCTTCAACATCATGTCACGCATTGCTATATTGTCGGCCTTGTCTTGTTTTGCAACAGAGTCATAGCCTCCATGAGATTCGTCAGTGGTAGAGCCACCACCATCAAACTTTTTTACGTGGCCACCCTTCTTGAACACACCCGACAACTCATTGATCCGAGTAGCTCTTGAAGGAGGTTTGTTAGCTTGGGGCATTACCACGGCAGAACCCTGTTTGTTAACAGAGCCCCCCGTGGCGAAGTGCTTTTTTGCGTGGCCACCTCGCTTGAATCCACCTGCATTAGCTTCTTTCACCTCACCAGTTTTGGTGTGTGATTTGCCCTTGGGTGTAGTATCAACATTGTAGTTGGTGAAGTGACCTTCATTGCCTTCAATGGTGCCCTCTAGATCAACCATGCCGCCTTTAGCATAGTGGTGCTTCTTAGCCTTGCCACCGTGCTTGAAACCGCCGTCATTGGCCATATCAACTTGGCCTGTACCGCGAGCTTTTCTATCAGGCATTGCAGTGTGCAAATCAGTGTTCTCGTAGTAGTGCTCATTACCCTCGATAGTTCCACCCATGACTGACTTGCCACGTGTTTCGCTCTCGTTGGTCTCACTAGGAATACGTGAACCAATTGCACCGCCACTAGCGTACTTGCCGCCTGAACACATAGCTTTATGGTGCTCCATCATCTTTTTGTGATGAGCAGAACCACCTTCTTTGTGCATTTTGGCATGGTGTTTAGCCATGTGCTTGTGGTGCTCAATAGAGCCTTCAGGATGGCCAGATTTATGGTGAACCTTACCACCATGCTTAAAACCACCTGCATTGCCCTCTTTGATTTCACCAGTACCGTGTGCTGTATCACGACCTGCACCAACAACCTTGGTTTTGACAAAAGGCTTTTGGTTGTTTTCAATGGTATTTTTTGTTTCAAAACTATCCATTTCCTTCCCGCCGTCAACCTTGCCACCCTTGGCATAATGATGTTTAGATCCACCAGTTTTGCATTTTTCCAAATGCTCCATGGCTTTATCTAGATGATGAGCACCGCCACCTTCTTTGTGTTTCTCAAGGCAAGCTCTGGCTTTAGCAAGATTCTTCATGCGCTCAGAAGCAGAACCACCTGCGGCCATACCTTTGTGGGCTAAGTGAGCAGGCATATGCTCGTGATGACGCAACTCTTTTTCAATCTTCTCAAAGCGTTTGTCTTCAGCTTCTTGCTCTTTACGAGTTTCGATCTCACCGCCGACAGCCTTGTGAGCCTTGCCACCTTTTTTCATCAAAGGAGTAGCCATTGCCTTGCGGCGCATAGCCATGCTAGGACGCATAGGAGCCGCACCTGCCATTGCAGGAGCCATGCCCATAGGACGTGCCATAGGCATTCCGCTCATTCCACCCATAGCGTGGTGTTCCATTGACTTGTGGCCGTGCTCTTCCTTGCTTTCATGCTTTTTGGAAACATGACCGCCTTTTTTGAGCTTCAGAATAACTGAAGGCTCGTCAGTCATCATTTTGGGCATTTGGACGAATCCAGTTGCACCCTTCATTGCTTTTGCCATGAATTATTCTCCTTTAAGCTTGGGTGATGCCAAGCAAACCAGTTGCTGTAGCGTTAGGGCCAACCTGAATTGCAGTCAAACCTAACTCAAGTACCAAACGGGCTAGACCGTTCAGAGTGCCGCCGGGTGCATAAGTGCCGCGCACATCAGGTGTTACTGAGGTAGAAGTAAACTGGGGAACCAAGCTCATACCAGAGGTAATTGTTGTGCCGCTAGTAGCAACATAAGTACCTGCCAAGTAGTTGGCTTGAGTTGTAGACAATTTACCAGTTGTACCGTTAATCTTTGTCCACCAGTAAGTAGTGTTCAATGAAACTCCGGTCAAAGTACCCAAAGCACCAGTCAACTGAATCAAAGTACCACTCTCAGGAGCATAGGCCACGGTGATAACGCCGGGCGTAGCTGATGTGAAGTTAGTAATTGATTGAGTATTGTAGTTAGTGGTGTTGCTGTAATAGCCACTCAAGTAAGTACCTGAATCAAATGCAAGTGATCCAGTAAACTTGTTAGAAAGGATATAACTAGCATCGCTCATACGAGCAGGCAAACCGAGGATATTTGTTGTATCAACAGACACTGCAACAGTGGTTGCGGCTGAATAAGCAACTGAATAAACTTGGAAGAAAGCCTTGCGACCACTGGTAGTTGTTGATGCAACAGTACCAGACTGAATGATTTCAGTCATTGATTGGCCGTAATAGTCATAACCAGTGATAGTTATAACTGAATTGGTGGGTGATCCTGATGCTGTGGTTACAGATACTGCACGTGGATAGTCAAACTGAATAACAGAAGTACCATCTGAACGAATAACAGTAGTTGTTCCTGCAGTAGCAGAAGCAGTGGCAAGTGCAGTACCACTATAAGTGGTTGCAGTTGTAGGTGTCTTGGCGGCCAATACAGCGGCAGTAGTGGCAACAGCAGGAGTTGTATCATATAGATACACACGTCCCATTGGGCCAAAGCCAACTGACATTGGGGAAGGATTCTGAAAGGCGCTGTTGGCGTTTGTGCCAACGTACGCAGGTGCATTGCCTAGAAATAGGTCATCTGAAAATTGGGGCATGATCTTTACTCCATGAAAAGTTGATCAATTAAAAAAAAGGGGAGAGGTTTTGCCCCTCCCCACTTTGGCATTAAACGCCTGCTGTACCAAACAACGCGCGTGGATCAGTCCAGTTAGGAATGTAACGCTCAGTTGCTTTATAACGCATTGAATCAGTCTCGAAATCACCTTCCATGGTTTTCTCCAAACGTCTACGCATCATGAGCTTCATGCCCTCTGGCGCATCAGTCTGAACCCACCATGCAGTGGCAGAAGTCAAGCGTGACAATACGGCGGCACCCTCGTCTAGCAACCCGATTGACTTGATAGGATTCAAGTCATTGTTTGCTGTACCAGTACGGAGAACTGATTTCAACAAAACTTCAGCTTGGAAGATGTTACCGGGGGCAACAACCAACTGACGGGGAACCAAACGGATTTTCTTACCATTGTTGTCCACAGATTGACGGATTTGAATCAACATCTGTTCAAGAGATGTTTGGCTCAAAACTGCGGCTGAAGACAATTGGTTAGAGAATGTACCGTTCACGATTGGGTGAGCAGTGTTAATCAACGACACGCCATCACCACCAAGATAGGAACTATTGAAGGCTCTGTTCAAAATGTTTGCACAGAGAGTTTCTTTAGTTTCAATCAATGATTGTGCTAGGTGACGAGCATACACTTGACCGATACGGATGTGATCGCCATCTTCCACCAACACTTTTGTCAAGGCAAAGGCTAAACCAAAGACTTGATAAATATAGCGTTGTAGGAAGAGAACTCCACCCTGTTGGTAGCTGACAGGTGTACCGTCAGGCAACTGGGGAGCGGCTCCAAATCCATATAGGACAGGCTCTTCATGGTAGTTACGTGGAATACCGTCTTCTTCACGGAAAACACGTGACCACTCGTCTTCACGTAGGTCATAGACTCCATCAAAGCATTCGTTGAGAATTGGTTCAACAATACTTCTAAAGTCCGTACTTCGCATTGGTGCGGCCATAATTTACTCCTTATACGACAGCAGTAGTTGCCGCAACAAATTGAACATATGGTAATTGCACACGGACAACCGTGTATGCATCACCCCAAGCGTTGTCCACCAAAGGTGCAAGATCAACAACGCGCATTTGGCCTTGAGCGGCATTGGACTGAGCAGATGCTGAAGCCAATGTACACTGAGACAAACCAGTAGTTGTTGAACCACCAGTAATTGCGCTGAAGTTATACTCGCCACCAATAGAGGTTTGAGCTAGAGAACCATCGGCTTGGATTTCATAAACGATGTTTTGGTCGTTATAGAAATAAGCAATACAAGATCCAGTGATGAATGTTGTGTTTGCAGGCCAATAGTTGGACACACGGCGGCGACCAGTAGAATCAGTCCACTCAACGCCTGCGAACGCACCTGCGACTTGGTAGCCAGAGGATGCGGCGCTATTGCCGGGTGTAGCTGAAGGTACGATTGTGCCGTTAGAGATTCCAGACAAACCAGTAGCAGTCAAAACTGCGGCGGTCACATAAGAAACAGGTTGGCCTTTCAGAATACTGACGGACAAACCAGATTGAATCCCATTAGCTAACGCTTGAGCACGATCCAGACCAGAAGGGTGAAACGCAGGGCGTAAGCCAAAGGGAGCATTCGATGCTGACATAAACTACTCCTTTTGTTAAATAAACCTTACCCGTAAAAGACGGGATTAGGCACATTATTTTTGCTTAACTGTCTCAACCCATCACCTTCGATGTCAGCCAACCCACGTCCAGAACTATCTTGAGTTCCTTGGAGTTGCTCAACTTGGACTCTGATCTTGTCAGCTTCTTCATTGGGCAAGTCGTGGTGCATATGCAACATAACCTCTTGGTACATATCCATAGGGATCTTAAACAAGAGCATTTCATTACAAGCTACATAACCAACGTGTTCTCCGGCCTTGACTTTGTAACCCTCGAATCCAGATACTTCTTCCGATTTAACCGGAACATATCCTAATCGCATACGCTTATCAATGCTGTCGTAACTGTTAGTAGATGACAACCAACATACGTGCCATCCGGGAATGGATGGGGCTTTGGGTAAAGCACTTTGCGTCCACTCTTCGCTCCACATTTTTTTACGTTCATGCGAACTAGTGAACTTTTCTTCTGGTGCCAGTCGGGAGTGATCTTCAGTTGACCGATTCTCTCTACCGCCTGCATTCAAAGATTTTTTTAGACGTGATTCCATTTGCTAGATCCTTTATTGTTTGTTGCGTGATTCTTTGATATATCGCTGTATCATCTTGGCCTTTTTAACAGGGTCATCCCACATTCCTGCGTCCTTCATAGCCCTTACCTGTTCTGGTTCAAGTATGAATTGCGCCCTGTTAGTAGAACCGTTGACGGTTTCGCGTCCAGTTCCTCCCACAACACTCCTAGGTCTCCTTGCAGATGGATTTGCGTCCATAGTGTCATTGTACCTATGGTTAACGCGCTTTGACAAGCGTTTGTCCAATTCCGACCAATAATCTGGATCAGCAGGATTCCAACCTTCTTTAACTAGGTCTTCATCAATAACTTTTGCTATACGGCTGTCAGTATCGTGGCCATTTGGGTCGTACCATTCGTTCCTTTCCATCCAGTTAGCGGCATTGCGCTGTACTCGTGGATCGGGCAAACTATTGTTTTGCTGAGGCTTGATAGCGGCTTCTTTGTAACCTTTTAGGTCACGGATCGCCATCATCGCTTCGTCCCTTAACTCTTGAGCCTTATTGAAAGCCTCGCCGTCTTGGGAAGACATAGCCTCTGACATCTTCATCTTGGCATACTGCAGGCGCAACTCTTGGTCTTCTACGGCCTTGTCAATACGGGCAAGATCAGCACTGTGAGTCTTACGCTCAACAACAGCCAGACGCTCCATTAACTGTTCGTTTTGCTTTCGGAGCAGATTAAGTTGGGCTTCCTTCTCAGAAGTTGTAGCCTTGGCTATTTCCTTCTTGTATTTGCGTTTGTTGCGTCTAGCCTCACGGATGGCTTGTGTGTCATCAGGATGGTCATCTCCACCATCTTCTGGGACATTAGATATGTCTTTTGGACTATCTTCGGCATCATCCTCGGGGATCATACCCTCGGGTACATCAATCACGGCAGACCCATCGGTCTCTTCCTTGACTGTGAATTCTGGTTCTTTAGTTTCAGTTGTCATATATAGGCTCTCATGGCTAAGGGATCACCGATTACTTTGGCAATTACTTCATGGTCGTTGAGGATCATAAAAAGAGCTTTGTCTTCATGAATGTCCTCACCGGGAACTGCTACTTCCCATCGATCACCGCCCCATTTGGGGACTCGGATGTAGTCACCTACTGCACACCATGAGCCTTCTGGCCATGGATTCATAGTGTCTCGGTTTTTAAACGCCAATGGCCCGATCATCAGGACTTTGGCTACCATGTTTTGCCACTTCTCAGTCTCTTTTGTTTCTTCCAAAAGAATAATCCCTGAACCTGTAGTTTTCTTCTTAGTACGCTTTAACTGAACTAAAATTCTTCCACCTAATGGCTCTGCTCCGGGATTTACAACTGGAAATGCCCAATTTATCTCAGCTTCGTTAAAAGCTACCGTGCTATCGCTCATTTTCTCTATCCTGTTCTTGTTGTAACAAATTGTTAATAGTATCCAAGACCTCTTGGAGACCAAGATAAACACCAACTGTCCTTTGGTACGATTCCCATGACGAAGCGTTTCCACACCCCAAGGAGAAAGCTATTTCAGCTTGTCGCGCCTTAATGACAGTGATGATCTGTGAAGTTGAAATCATTTATTTTTCTTAGCTTGTGCGAGTCCTCCTTGTGGTTTAGATGGGGTTTTTGATCCACCTTTGGGTTGATAAGATGTGCCGTCAAGCTTTTCGCCTTGGGCAATACGTTTGTGCTGTGGAACGTCCACAGACTTTTGCTCGTTATCACTAGACATTTTGTCCTCCTAAGTAAGATTGGGCACGGTCTTGTAGCTCCAATGCAGTTTTTGCCTGCTCATGTTGCAATTTATCCCCGTCATGGGATAACTTTGCAGATTCAATACGTTCTTTAGTAAGATTGTTCTCAGTATTCATGGCAACACCCATTTCTGTCTCTGCGGCGAACTTGTCCTCGTCAGCCTTGAGTTTTGCAGATTGCAATGCTTGGTCAGCCTGCAACTTAGCCTGAGACAATGTCATATCCATCTTGTCTCTCTGTGCCCTACGCTGAGTCTCAGCCATAGAGGTTTGGATCAAAGCTTGAGCTTCTGGATCTGGCGGTACTGCCTGTTGTTTCAACTGCTGTACTTGTTGCATCATCTGTTGGAAGATAGGCATGACGTATTGGAAAGTCAACTGGGAGTCTTGTTTCACGTGTTGAGCGGCTAGTGCATAGAGCTTGTCAATGCCATGTGTCACCTTCTCATCGTCATAATCCATGTGTTTATGCTTCAATGCACCGTTAACATACTCATTCATGCGATGCTGATACCATTTGCCCAAGTGATCTTGCACGTGCTCAACCATAGGCTGTAGCAATTGAGGCATGACTAATGGATTATTGCCACCAAAGACAGGATCTTGGTAGAAATCAATGTGGGTTTGGATGTGCGCTAGGTGATCTTGCTCGTCATAAGCCTTGGCAGGCTCTCCACCCATCATCATGATGTTCTCTTGCGAGGCATCAATCATCTTGTCTTCAGGCTCCATGATCATCAATTCATTGATCTGGGGCACTTTCATCTGCTTTAAGAAGCGTTCTAGTACCTTTTTAGTCTTGAATTGGTCTGGAAACTGTCCCATCAAGGCCATTACAGCCTGAGTTTGAGCCATTCTCTGCGTTTCAGAGAAGATATGTGGGTCAGAAACAGGAATAACGTCTGTATTGCGCTTGAAATCATCCCTGTGGATGTCTAAATCAGCAACAACTTCGCCTTTTCTCTGCTCGTCAAGATACCAACGGTTCAATCTGGCCAAGACTTTGAGCACACGCCCTTGGGATTCATGCAACCTAGCGTGAATTGCTGAGTAAACATGAGCGCCCTGCTCAATCAAGGCTTGGGCAGTACCCACAGGCATATTGTTGGTAGCGTCTGCAATCTTCTCTTCAGAGGTAGATACAACGCCTTTGGCGGCTTCCGTTAGCCAACCCAATAGCTCCATAAGCACTGCGCTTGGAGGATTGAATGGCATGGGCATAGCAATCTTACGTACGTCATCTACGCCCGGTGCGCCCTCGATCTCAGCCACCTGAGTGACCTCAACTTGCTGTGTCTGCCCTGACATCCTTGCGCCCTTGATCTTGAGCATGGTTGCAGAGTTATTAATGTGGGCAGAGTCCAATAGAGCACGTAAAGCACCCGTCAAAGCGGCACTCAGTCCACCAATAAGGTGAGGCATTCCAATAGCGTAAGCACCCCTCCAAGGGATAAACTTAAACTCGATCAGGTAATCGAGCTTTGTCATTGTCTCATCGCCCTCTTCCCAGTTCCTGTAGAGGCCAACGACCTTTTGGTCTAACTCATCCACCATCAAGATGTAAGGAGCATTCTCGCCCTTAGTGCGCTTGTCCTCGTCAATGTCTAGCCATGTATAGATGTGGTAGACGTTCCTGACTCCATCATCATTGTTTTCCCATTTCTTACCCTCAATCTTGGCGTTAGCCTTCTCCGAGTAAGTCTCTTCAGGTGTTTGCGAGGCGCGAATCAAGTCGATGTCACGATAAAGTCCTGCCTTTACCCTGCGCTCGAACTCCCATGATGTGATAGTGTTAACTTCTGTTACCCGTTGTGCGGTATAGAAGTTGGCGCAGGCGTAAGGCAAGTAGATATTGTCAATAGGTACAAATTCAGTACAGGGACGTTTTTTGTCTTCGTCATACCACATTTTGAGGTACTGTGAGCCACCAAGAGGAAGTTGGGTCAGTAACTGCTCTTGTTCGTCCCTGAACTCTTCAATCTGCTCAGTCAACTGCCAGTTCATGTAGTCACGCTTACGCTCTGCTACTTTGACTTTTTCGTCATTGACTTCGCCAATAATCTTTGTGCGGGTTGGGCCATCTGGTGGGAAAAGCTCTTTAATGGCTCTAGACGCAAAGTCTACGCAAGCTTCTGCCATGATAGGGTGAACGACTTTAGAGGCTCCTAGGAAGTTTGCGCCTCCGGGTGCATCCTTACCCATACCAGTCCGGCGTAAGCCCTCCTCGTACTGTTTATCGCGCTCCTCGCGGCTCTTCTTGTCATTGTCAATCAAGTCCATGTAATGCATGGCTATCTTGTTCAAGTCATAAGGGTCAAACACCTCTGCCAAGTTCTGGTAAAAGTCTTCGTCCTCATCAGGAGATGAATAGTTTTCTAGGTTAACAACGGCCGAACCATCAGCCTGCTCTTCAACGTCTAAGTCTTCATCATTGATGTCAACGGCCACACTTCCATCTTCATCAGGCTCTGATATGCCTTGAATGAATCGGTTGTAATCTTGTGGTACGGGCATTTGAGTAGCCATAATTATTTCCTTTTGAATGCTTTATTTTGCAATTCCATTTGCATTGCGTCAGAATTCTTTGTTACCTTAACTTTGCCGCCCTTTTTCTTGCCAGTCAGAGCTTTCATCTGTTTTTGATATTCGCCAATTTCGTCAATCAGTTGTTGATCAATAGGCTGTCTAGGGCCAACCATGCCAAATGATCCAAACTCTTGTGGCGATTGCTTTGGGTTTGCCCTTACTGCCTTAACTGTGTCAGGGAAAGACAACTCATAAGGAACAGGATATGGCGAGGTTCCCAAGAAAGAACCGGGGATGTCATGCGAATAAGTGGGATGGCTAGAGTAATCCAATGGCTGATCTGGCCTCATCTCACCAATTGACTTGCCAGTTACGCCTATCTCTAGATTGCGTAAGCTAGGCTCAGTGATTGCATGGGCAATGTCTTGGCCTCTAGGTATGCCAATCTCTTCGCTTAAAGTAGGCTTCATCATTAACTGATTGAAGTGCTTTCTAAGCTTGGGATCCATCTGCATCTGCATATAAGCATTGCCAATGTCTTCAACAGTCTCAAAGTTTGGTCTTGGGCCTTTAGACAACGGGCCACCCTTACGAATCAATTCATTGAGCTTTTCTATCTGCTCAGGAGTCATGCCAGACTTTGCAATAGCATTCAAATTGGCATCAGCAAGGTGTTGGGCATAGTAGTAGCTATTTGGCCCCATCATGACATAGTTACCCAATACTGGGGCGTTATATGCCTGCGAAGCTTCTTTGGCTAAGTTCTGTACGCCTTGTGCAGGGCCAAGTCCAGATGCCCAGAAGACATCTTTACCTTGTCCATACAATGGGCCGCCATGCTGTGGTGATGGAGACTCCAACTCGATGTCACCCACTTTGTGTAAGGTCTGGTTAGTAACAGTAGGATCACCTTTGATCCCAATCATTACCTTGCCCTTATGCTTGGCTAGGTCAACCATCTCAGGGTCAGGCATGGGTGTATCGACTCGAATGTCTACAGGCAAAGACTTCTCACGCATAAATTGCTTGTTAGACTTGCCTGCAACACCACTGACTTCACCTGTGACTTGTGGTGCCATGCGTTCAGCAATAGCTCTGATCTCACTAATAGTCTTTGGGGCGGCTCTTTCAAGCATCTTGGCTATAGCTCCACCACCCGCAAACTTCCTGTCGCTCAACTCCATCATCATTGCGTCTGGATTGTCGCTAATGTGAACCTTTCCACCACGCTTGAACTGTGGCGTTGCATCAGGCGTTCCACTTACTGTGCCCAAGTCAACTGGTGCTTGTGTATCTTTTGGAAGATAAGACTTCAATTCTTCGTCAATTGGCGCGTTCTCTCCATGGATTTGCTTGAGATTGTTATATTTGTGAATCAAAGGCATTACGGTTTCATAATCTTCTGTTGGCATAAATCTTGGAAGATCAAAGCCACTTGCCTTGCCTATATCTTGTGCGCCAGTCATTACTGTATCGTGCAATCCAGTATTATGTAGATCACCCACATCACTCCAGTTACCTGACTTTACAAAGTCTTGAACAAAAGGGAGGTATTGCTCGTTAGGAGCACGATTCTGCTTGCCTTTGATTTGAGTAATGTCAAGATTTTGTGGAATGTTTAAATCATCAAATAAATATTGAGCATGGCTCAATTTTTCTTCTGGACTGGGTCTGTAATCAATGTTATAAATCCAATTTTCAAAACGTCTGTTAAATTCGTCTTGAACTTCTCTAGGTTGTTTATGAAGATGTTCTTCAGTAGGATTTGATTGTGCAACTTCAATTGTAGTATGTGGATTGCCTTTAGGGTCAACCAATGAGTAAACCTTAGCTTTCCCACTCTTAATCGCTTCCCATCCACCGTGACCATAGTATGGGCTACCTTCTTCACCAGACTCAGGTATCCAGTCAGGATGGCCTTGTGGTGGCTCGTATCCACGAACTGAGTGACCCATGGCTTGTGATTCGGCGGCAAATTGTCCGGGTTGATCTAACTGCACCCACTTCATTCCATTGGGATACTCTTTATGCAAAGTCATTTCATCAAGCTTTTTAGCTTGAGCTTCTTGCATCTTCTTAGCTAATGCTAAATCATAGTCAGCAGTCTTGCGTACTGCCTGCTCTATGCTAATGTTTTTCAACTCTTCGGGTTTCAAACGCCCAGTAGTTAAATTTTCTTTCAACACATCTAATACGTGATCAAAGCCTAGGCCGCCAGTTTGGGCTGAATAAACACGAGTATTTGGATCGAGCTTGTTTACAAATGGGTTTTCTTCAAGAAGTTCTTTGTTGTATTCTAAATCGTGAGAATGTAGATTTAGTTGTTTGGCCAAAGCTTTAGAAAATGTATCATCTCCAACAATTTGTTCTTTATCGTCATTAGCAATGTTTCTAACAAAATTGTTTTCTTGTTCTGGGCTTAGATTCAGACCTTTGTCTCTGATATGTTGTATTAACTTTTGATTTAAATCATCATGCGCTTTTAATGATTCTTGTTTGGCTTGCTCAAGTTGTGCCAGTCTTTCTGGCGCTTCTTGTATGCTTTTGGCTTTTTTAGGATTAATTGACATATCAGAAATGTCTTCCCAACTCTTTGCCTGCGTTGACTTACCCATTCCTTTAAGAGGAAAACCTTCATCAACTCGCATTTGATCTAGTAGCTCATTGACATCTTCCAATGGAACATGAGCAACGTGCTTTGTACTTAATTCTTTTTCATTCTCAGCTTCAGTTCTTAATCTATTAGCTTCACGCTGAAAGTTTGCCTGTCTTCTAGGATCTGGTTCGCTTTGTGCCCTTTCAGTAAGACGATCAGCCTTTGCAATGTCTTTGCTGTACTTGCTGTTAATTTCATTGATTCGATTGTCAATCATTAACCGAATTGGGTCTTCAGGCGTACCCATTTGATTCTTAACGTAGTTGGTTAGATTCTTATCTATCCAATTGTTCAAAGCTACTTGATTCTCTAAATGTGGAAAAGCTCGTTCAACAGTTTCTCTGGTTTCTGGAGACAACCTAATCATTTGATCAGGTGGATAAACTTGTCTCATTTCCTCCAATGACTGTTGGGCTGTAGGATTTGTTTTTAATCTTTTTAAATTTTGTTCAACGCTGTTGTTTAGCCAATTACCACCCTTGGGCTTGATCACAAAGTTGGCTGTAGGTGCTCCATAAGGGAACATCTGTCCGGACAAGAACCGCTTATTGAGTTCCTCTCCTGCCATCTTTCCA